CCATTCCTGAAAATTTGTGTACCCTTTATGCCAAAAATACTTCCGCAGACAAGAATCCAAAGTGACGTAAACCATGTCGGCAGTGCTGCGAAATGTTCAAAGAACACTTTTATCTTATCCATGGCTGCCGGATCGTCTGACCAGACCCCATATGCGAGCACCAGGATGGGCAGTGTGAGAATCGCTAAAACTACCTCGTCCTTATAATCATTTTGACGAGCTTCTAACAATTTCCCTTGGTAAGCTTCCTCACCTCGGGCCATCTTAGCTGCGTGCATGTGTTGTGCATCAGCCATAGCCATCTTTGTCTCTTGACGCTTTTTGTATATGTGGCTTCCAGCGTTAAGAGCTAACTTTAGCGCACCAAAAATTGGAAACGCCATACTAGTACCACTTAGCGGTTTGTTTTCTTGCCGCACCAGTACCTTTTACAGTACATTTATCACCAGTAGCAATATAAACTCCTTTAGCTCTAAAACTAGATTTACCTCTTGGGTCTATTTCTAGATTTTGAGAAGGAATTTTAATATTTACCGATTTACCTAACGGTGCTTGTTTTTCTTTTGTCATATTTTTCTCCTTGGTTTTTATATACTAAGATCTAGGACCTTTCAAGGTTCTAACGTCTTTAGCCTTCATTTTATCTGAAGTTAGTTTAACATCAGCAGATATTAATGATTTTTCAATCGCTGTATCTGCTCTTAATTCAGCTAAATCCTCGTTCTGCTCAAGTTTATCATCCGTGATCTCACGATTTTGAACGAGTTTAGCTTTATCTAAATTGACTTTCGCATCTAATTCATGTTGTTTTCTTTCAGCGTCCATTGCTTTTAGATCCACTTCTCTTTGTTTTAATTTAAGTAGTGGGTCATGATCGAATTGAGAAGTAATTGCTTTTTCCTCTTTTAAGAACTCTTCAGTCATATCTGCAATTAAGACAGCTTTTCTAGCTTCAATCTTTTGGGATATTTGCTGGAACTGTTGTTGCATTTGAGGATTCTGTACAGCCTGTTGTTGCATCTGTGGCAACATCTGAAATTCTTGTTGGAATTCAAGTTGAACTTGTTCCTGTGCCATCAAAGAAATGTGTTCTAATACATTCTTTTCTAAAGCAGCTGTGACACTTGGATTATTTCTAACAAAATTTGTAGCCATAAAGTTTAAGTGAGCAGTGACGTGAGCTCTATGATCTTGACCTGGAAACGCTTGAAAAGGTTTTCCGCCCAATGCATCAATGTGCTCTATCGCTGGATCTTTCGGTTGATTCGGTGGTGGTGGAGGTAAGACTCTGTCAATATCTTTAACTCCAATCGCTTCATACATTTTTCTATAACACATGTATAAATTATGCATCTGTGGATTAGACATCGCTAATTGTAATTCTGTTTGTGCTAAAGTAATTCTTTGCGACATTGAAAATATATTAGGATCGGCAACAGGTAGAATATCTACTCTGTCATCAAAATCAGTTTGTTTAATATTTCTTTGTCCACCTACAACATCATAAGGATATTCTGGCGGAAGATACGAGGCAAATATTTTTGCCAATAGTTTAAATTCATTTTTAAGTGAAACATACAGCCTTTTGTGGATTGCTGACATTACCCTTGAGCCACGCTCCAATAGGGCTACGGTCGTCCCAACAGCTGCTGTTTGGTTCCCGTCACCGACCTGCATGTCAGCAATGGACGCGAATCTTTGTCCTGCTTGAACGACAATTCCCATCAATTGCAATAAAGTCTGAGAAGGTTCTTTGTATGGTAAAAATACAAAGGCATCTTTTAGATTTCCTCCTGGTGTATCTACATCTTTAAATTCTCCTGGTTGTATATTTGCAGCATCATCTTTTACTCTGACGCCTCTTTGTTTAAATCCTGCCGGTAAGTTTGATAAAGTACCCGCGTCTAATAACTGACGGAGAGCCGCAGTTGCAGTACGACTCAATCCGCCAATCATATGAATGAGTCCAAGGCCATAAAATCCTAGTCCTGGCAGAAATTTGAAGTGGACGAAATATTGGATTTTAAGTTTCTTTGGATCATTGGGCGCGAAATTCTTTCTAATAGAAAGAACTTTCCGACTACCTTCCTCGATTGTAACGATGTAAGGTAATTTTATTCCTGTTGGTTCTCCATCTGGGCCAACATCTTCGAAACCTTCTAAGTCAAGGTTTACGTGGAATTCTAGTAATGTGTATAAAGGTTCAACTCTTTGTGATTTAGTTAATCCTTCTAATTCTCTTTCCTTTTCTTTTAATTTATCTGTAACAACATCTTGAGGTTTACTTAATTCTATATCAGAATAAAATCCTCCTACTTGTTGTTTTCTTAAATCATTTTCTGGAATTTTAATAACGTGTACAACTGAATTTGCATCTTCTAAAGAAGTTGCAGTATATGGTACGACTAAATCATCAGCTGGTACAAATTTTGATACAGCTCTTTGTAATAAATCATCATAATAAACTTTTTTAAATGTAGAACCTGCAAGTGGTAAATAAAATAACATTTGATCAAATTCAGGTTCATATTCTTTCATCTGATCCAGCAATTGATAATTCATGAAATCTTTTACTCTTTGAGACTGTTGTTCTTTTAAAGGATTACTAACTCCTAAAATTTGAGTTCTTACTGGTCCATCAGACGGAAGTAATTCTTTATAAGCGAGCGCCTGAAACTGTGTTACAGCTTCAGCTAAAACTGGGTGAGTGGCACCGGATGCTCCTTGGAAAGGTTCGGTTCTATTTTCATATTTAAATCCCAATAGATCTAAACCAACCGTATAAGCTCTTTCCCAATCTGAACGGGAAGCTTTATATTCTCTATAATCGCCTTGTAATTGATTTGCTATTGGATCTGTAACATCATCAGGTAATAAATCTGCAAGGTTTGCAAAATGATCACCACCTTCTGGTATGTTTACTTTACTTGGATCAAAGTCAATTAATGCACCACCATCATCTTCTTCAGTGATCTCAATTGGTCCTTTTTCTGTTTCAGGTTCCTGTAAGTTAACAACCTCTGCAACTTCGTCGTCTGGTCGTTTAATATTAGGGAGACCTTTATCGATTTCTGCCATTTAAATTCTCCTGTTTCTTCTTATCCTTTTTTGCTACTTTAATCAACCCCTGTGGATTAGGTCCTTTTAAAGGGGGTATCGCATTCCATTTAACATGCTTCATGTTTTTAACAAGTGTTGGGTTTTTAATTATCATATATTCCCATGTCTACTTTTTTCTTCCTTTTCTTTAATCCCCATCCTGTTTGTTCCCAATCTTCTTTTTCTTTTATCTTTGCATTCTCTCTTAATGCTTCTTGAAGTAAACGATCATCAGGATAATTTTCTTTCATAAACTCTAACATATCTTCCATTGGACTATCACCTTCTCTAATAAGAGATTTAATACCTTCTTTGTAACCATGCACTGGATGATAATTTAAAACAGTTTGTGGTTTAAATCCTTTTAATGCCTCATGCTCGCCTAAACCTAGTTTTTCAAAACCCTCTCTAGTTAACGCTCCAATTCCTCCCCACACTAAACCTTCATCACCTTTCATACCAACCATTTTTCTAAGTCCTCTATCAAATGGCGTACCGGCAGTTTTATTCCATTCTTTTGCAACTACACCTTCAATTGCTTCGTTCATGTCTTTGTAACCACGTTCAATTTCTTTTCCTTTACTTTCATATTGTTTCCCAAGTTTAGTTTCAAGTTTTTGAATTCTTTTTGGAGATTGTTCTATTACAGATGCTTGTAGTAATTCATCATCTGGTCCAACAATTTCATCACTCATTAAAGTTTCCTGTGCATAATCTATATCTTTTTCAGCCTGAGCATACTTGCCATAAGTTTGTGCATAGTCCATCCACTCTTCAATTGCCTCAGTATCCAAACCTCTTTCTTTTGCATACTTCATTAAATCTCGTTCATTGCCTCCTATATCAAGTGCACCGAATGTAGCCATCTCAACTGCATTACTAAAAGATTTATCTAAGCTTTGACCTTTAGTTAAGTTGTTTGCAAAATCTGCTAGAGCAAAATAACCTTCACCTTTAAGTGCTGTCGTCCAGAATTTTTTAGGCATTCCACCTTTTTTAAGACCATCTCCCATTGCATCAACTATTTTCTTTTCAGCTGCAGATAAGTTTCCAGATTTTAATTTTGCTATTGCTCGATTAATACATTTACCTGAACCAACTTTAAATCCAACTCTTCCACCGGCATACATTCCACATCCAAGTTTTATTAAACCCTTTTTAGTTAAATCTACGATTTCCTGAGTTTCTTTTTGTGTCGCTTTTTTAAATGCAAATTTTTGACCTGTTTTTCCTTCTGAAACAGTTAACTCGGGTTTTTCCATAACTTCTTTAAACTTAAAAGTTCCTTTACCCAAAGCACTTTCTTCAAATATTAAAGAACTTTTATATGGAGAAAACTTAGGATTGGCCGCTCGTAAAGCTGCTTCTTCTTTTGCTAAAGCTTCAAAAACTTGTTTCTTTTTTGATGTAGAGAGACTTCTATTTAAATTATTTTTATATTGTTTATTTTGAATATCATTTATTGCATCTTCAAACTTTCTAATGTTTTTATAATTATCTTGAGCTTCTAAAAACATTGTATTTTCTGTAGAAACTTTTTCTCTTAAACCCCCCGCATGATGCCTATGTATATCTTTCGTCCCTCTAGTTTTATACTCTACTTTCGGCTTACTATATTTGTCAAACCATTTTTTTTGTTCAGCGGTTCTGGCTTTTTTCTTTGCATCAGAAGAATGTCTACCTTTATGTTGAGCTTCTATACCCAACTTCGAAAGTGCTTTATATTCTCTCACGGTTATAACGCCCTCTCCAACTAATTGTTTCATATTATAGTTTTTGTATTTTGGGTTGTTTATTCTTTCTGTTAATATTTCAATATATTTAGGATCTTTTAAATTTTTCCCTGTTTTATTTACTCTTAATTTAGTTATGTCTTTACGAGGTTTACTTAGTTTAAACTCTTCACCAGCTAAACCGTTATCCATGGCATCCATAGCGTTGTTAACTGAACTACGTTTTAAACCTAACCTTTTTGAAATAACTTCTGCAGAGTACCCTGCTTCTGTAAGTTCTTTTATTTTTGCTCCATGAGATTTAACAACGGATTTGCCTTGATAAAACCCAGTCCGTCCACCTTCAGCATAACCTTCTTTCATTGCTTGTTTAACAGCTTCACCAAAATCATAGCCCTCATCCATTAATTCTCTAACTCTTTTACCTAACAAATCTTTTTCGTCATAGACACCATTGCCTTCTTTAAAACCAGTCCGTGGTTCCTGGACCATGGTTCGTGGTTCTTGAGCCCTGTTGTTTCTTGCAACAAACGCTTTCCATGAACCTTTGCTTGAAGGAGCTGCGGCGTGTCTTCTGAACCAACCTTGAGCGGTTGCATGATCTTTAATGTGCATTATTCTCCTAACATTCCTGCAAGACCACCGGATGCGTGTTTTTGTCCATACTCTAGAAGTACTTCTTCCATTTCTCTTAATTCAGGATCTGCACTTTTTTGGTTTTGCCATACACTTTTAAATTTAGGGTCTTTACGAATCGTTTGAATAATTTCATCTGGAATTTTTTCTCCAG